CCTGGCTGATAGTTAGACTTGGGGCGGCATAACGTATTGGTCGATAACCACATTGTTGACACGGGCATAGGCTTCAATTTCCTTGGGCAACAATTCAGTGGAAACCTGCACATTGTAGATCGCTTGAAACAATCTCTTGTCATCCCTGTCACGAATACTTAATCGTTCCGGACCAGACATCAGGTCGAGTCTTCTAACTGTACCGTCCTCCGGAATTGTCAGATAACCGAATCTAGTACTGAGAAAATCCGGTCCCGACAACACACCCGTAAGAAACGTGGCGTGTTTATTGTTTCTTGAAAAAACTTCTATTTGGTAATTAATATTATAAGGGATAGGGGTCTGAGCGAAGTATGGAGAAGTAGATACGTCGGTAGAGTTGTCCCAAATAGGAAAACCTTCCGGAGTATAAGGAAGCTGATACCAACCCGCTCCCGCTCGTTCTGCATCAAAAGTCAGTCCTGTGTTACAGATCACTATGCTTGGAAATGTCATATTGACCAGCTCGGTATCGCTGTCCAACCACTTGACTTCTACCGGTCTTCCGGAATCCGGTGCGTTCACATCACCGACAACAAGCCCAGATAGTTTTTCCATCATAGCTCTGTCTTCGTTGAAGATGAACATATGACTCCTTAAATAAAATGATCCCTTGACCAGTATAGTCAAGGGATCATCAACTTTGATAACTGGCTCGCTGTAGTTCCCCTAAGCAGTAGGGTTACGCAATGTAGGTCTGATTTGATCTACTTCATTAGCAATAGCCAAAGTATCTATGGATGTAGCGCTGTAATTCTTTGGTCCACTGATATAACCAATGTTGGAAACATACTGGGCAAACTGTAGATCATTGACCATCTCATCTGGTTGCACTTGAGTACCGTCAATGGTAATGATGATATCTCTTTGTTGGATCTGCCCAAGAATCTGAATGTTGGTTACTCGGAATACCTTATTATCGTATACCAAGCGATCCTTCAGATAATTCTGTGTACTGAGATCCATTCTTTCCAAGCCGGTTCTCTTTACCTGGTCAAAGGAAAGAGTGCAGTGGATAGCATCGTTGTAGTAAAAACCGTTTTCCGTATTCTGATTGTCGCCTTCTACGTGAATAACGTGAAGGGCAGGAATAAGGTTCGGGCCAAAATACACTCGTCCTTTGGGGAGAGTCGCCTCTCCATAGACAGGATCGGCATCGCTCTGATCATAAGCGAATCTGAAGTACTGGAACTGATCTCCAGTCCATCTTTGCCAATCTCTCAACCCACGATAAATCTCGTTGGTTTCCCAGTCTACGGAGAAGCGACCACCCTTCCAACCGATTCTTCCCATTTATAGACCCCACATCCCACCAAAAATAGGTGACTGAATATTTGAATCGTCCAAATCTCTGGTGTCGATAGGAGGCAGTTGGCGTCCTGGAAGTTCGTAATCATCGTATTCTCTGTCCACAAATACAGGCACCAAACGACCAGTGGTCTTGGATACTCTGCGAATCTTGGACATTTCAATACGGTCAAGTCCTACATTTAGCATTGCTGCCAGGTGGTTATACCTGTCGGTAAGCCCGTCAATCTGTTCACGGAGCTGTCGATATCTCTGAGAACGCGGAACTGTAGTTCCGTCGGCAGAAGAAATATCGATGTCTGTAGAAGCATCAGTGGCCAAAGCCCACAGGGCGTCTATGGTGGCTCTCATGGCCACCAGAACACCCTCCACATTGGGGATGTTGGAAAGATCCATGGGCTGAGAGATGTACTTGACGAAGCCGTTGGAATCCTTAAAACGAGTCTTTACTGTACGTCCATTGGTATGTTGAAGCACAGCATCGTTGACAAAGATTTCCAGTTCCTCATCGGAGAACATCCCCCCGGCTTGACCGGATACGACTAGGCGATCTCCCTGCGGTAAAGGAGCAGCGGAACCCAAAAGGAATACTGTGCCCTCCTGGGAGTTAAGCATATAGTCCGTGTTGGCGGTTAGAAGCACAGGAGACTGATTCTTGATCCATGTAATGGTTATATTCCATACATTGAATTCTGTCAGATCGAATTGTGACACCGAACCGGTTCCCAAGAATGAGTCTGAGAACGGCGCTCCAGTATCTCCTAGCTCCACTCGTACACGGGAAATCATATCTTGCATGTTCAGTGTCATAGTCAACCTACTGTTGTGTCATGATCAAGCTGTTAACAGGAATCGTAATCGCCTGATTCTGCGGAGCGATTACCGCATTGTCCCATTGCCACACCGCATATACCAGACCGGAAGTTCCGGATGCCACGTTGACCATGGCTCCATAGGTAGTAGCGGTTCCTGATCCCAACGCTCCCGGGAACGGTCCGAATGTAACGATGTTGCTGTTCTTGATCTGGCTAAGTCCCGAAGAGGAAGTAGCGGAAGACCAGGTTGCAATCTGACGGGAATATCCGGAAGCCGACAGTTCTGTCAATTCGGCCAAGGTGGGATCAGTGGGAGTTGCTGCAGTTAGGGAAGGGTCCGCAGTCAACAGCATGATGTAGGTGGTAACTGGAGGAGTCCAGCCTCCCAGAGAAGTGCCTGTCACGTAATTAAGCAAAGCACGATCTGTTGTATCTGTAAAGCTTCCAGACATTTATTCAACCTTTCAGCGGTAGTAGCCTTCAAAGAGCAAACCCTTTGAGGCCAAGTGGTCTGCAAGTTCTCTAGGAACAGTGTACTTTCTTCCGATCTCAAAGTTATAGTGCTGACCGGCTCCGAAGGTCACACTCTCCAGATCGGTATTTACCATAATCACTCGGGTCGGGTTCTCAAGCTTTACTTCGGAAACCTCAACAATTTCGGGCGCAGGGGTAGGGGACTTGGTGTAGTCGACAGGAACAGTCTTCTCTTCCTCGGCCAATTCAACCATGAGGGAAAGCTCCTTGGCTCTCTCCTTCAGTTCATCTGCGTGCTCGGCCTGTAGGCGCTGAGTCTCAAGCCCGGTAAGGTCTCCGGCTCTCTTACGTGGTGGCATTATGTTCTCCAGAATTAATAGCTCGTATATAAGTAGAAAGAAAGCCCTCCCCGATAAGGGGAATCATCAGGGAGGGCTTTAAAGAAAGGTATTAGTTGGTGGAAGCAATTACTACGGAAACGTCGGTGATTAGTCCGAATCCCCAGATAGCATACCATGCTAATGCGTGCTCTCTTCCGAAGTCAAGAATACCACCGTCACGCAATTCTACTGGTAGAGAAATAGCGTGTCCGAATGCATTGTCTCCCATGAAGATTGCATCGTAACGGTTAGCAGAACCATTTCCAGTTGTTACACCACCGGTAGTAGTATCTGTTGTCCAGCCGGTTCCAGCACCATTTACAACGTTTCTTGTTTGGGTTGTCTCGATAAAGACAACGTCATTTAGACGCCCAATTTCTCCGAGCATGAAATTACCTGGAGAGGCATACTTTGTCATTTCGATAAACTGAGGATCATTTCTCAGCCATCTTGACTGGTGTGGGTGTACGAAACATACATAACTGTCTCCCAATCTTGGGACGTTCTTTGTCGCTAGTGTTTCGACGGCATCGTATACAGTCTGACTTGTAAGGTTGTAGTCACCGGTCATGGAAGCATTACCAGAACCTACGGTACCGATGTTGTAGTACATCTGGTTGTTAAGTGGTCCGGAATCCTTCTGGTATCCGTAAATCTGTGAGGAAGCCTGTAGAAGGGTATTACGTGCACTCTCGTCAAGGTAGGTAGCCATGTTACGGCCCAGAAGACGAGAAGCGGATGCCATTACGTCATCGAAGGAAGCGTTTAGCAGAAGCTCGGAAACGGCAACCGCGTAACCCTGCTCAGCCACAGTGATAGAGAACTGGGAAGCTGTGAGTGGGTTAGTCTGAATGCGGATACCTTCAACAAGCTGAGTAGCGCGACCCAAATTGTTGTAACGCATGAAATTGATTGTTAATCCTGGGGTAACACCCAATTCTGTCTTCTTTACAGCAAATTGCTCGAAACGCAAAATCGGCATTGCCTGAAAAAGAATTTCCTTGCTCCAAATAGTTTGAATAGCTGGAGAAAGGGCAGTAGAACCACCTGGATAAGCAGTTGGGGAACCGGAAATATTCGGTGTACCCGTGATAGCACTTGGCATATTTATTCCTTATATCTCGTTATTAAAGGGTCGGGTACTCTCCGGAAACCCCTCTAGAAAACAGTTTAACCGAATAGTCCACGCTGACTGGCCGCTTGTCTACCGGCTAGTCCACTCTTCTGTCGGTACTCCTCATACTCTGCCATAGACATATTTTCAAAATCTGCGGCAGTTAGAGTCTTTTGTCCAAGGACGCCTTCCAATGGACCGAACGCACTGTACCCGGTTGGAGATACACCGCGCGGTGGAGGAGTCTGTTGAGCCTGCTGGACTTGTTCGAAAATGGATTGGGTGGCTTCCTGCGCTCTGACAATGGCCGCGTCAATCTCTTCTCTGCTGTTCCCGGCAATAAATCCGTGGAACTGTGGAGCAATATCATCCGCCAGTTCTGTCAGGCGGCTATTTCTGTAATCAACCAATTCGTTGTATGCACGTTCCTTGGCTGATTACAGAAATAGCCGCCTGACAGAACTGGCGGATGATAT